GGATGATGAATGCAGAAAGATGACAGGTGACTGCTTTGAGATATGGCATTCAATAGCAAATGACAATGCTGATTTCATGCAGAAAGCAGGAATAGAACACGCTAGGAAGTTGGTTATAGCAGAAGATAAAAGAATAAAAGCTGAGAAGGATAAAGCAGATATTTGGGATAAGGAATGGAAAGAACGTGCTAAGGGAAGGGATGAATGGAATAAATACCAAGAAAAGAATAAAAAAGAAGAGGCTAAATCATGAATGAAAAAAATCACTTTTTTGAATACCTGCAAACAGTTAAAGAAATAGAGCTATGTGAAAAAGTTCATAGCTTTTTGCTGAGACATGAGAAAAACCCATTTCATGTCTTATCAATTGATGAATTTGGCAAGTTGAAAGGAGGCTTTTACTTAATAAAGCAATTATCTGAAGCAGGATATCCATTGAAAGCATTTAGAAGAATGTATGCGGATTACTTGCAAACACAGTACGTAAAATCATGAATGCGAAATATTACAATTTCATGAATGGATTATTTGCATATATATCCATTTACCCTTAGATTAAACCCAACTAGACCCCTAAACAAAGTGTAAAATGGAAACTCAAAGCATTGAAATTGATAAAGGATTGATCGAATTATGCCACTCCAAAAAGGAGAGATGGCATACGCTCAAAGGGTTTATCATGGATATGGTTCTACTCGGCATACAAACAAAATATAAAGACTTGACAACGTATGATACAATGAAAACCGACCGACAGAAAGAAAAAAACAAAGAAGAAAGGGAGGTTTTCTATACTAGTAAAGTAGAGAATATAATAAATAAGGAAAAATCAAAAAAATGGATTTTTAAAGAAAATCACATTCCTAAATCACTTGAGTTTTGTAAAGATTTAATCGTTAAGTTCTGGGCAGTAAAAAAAGGATTTCATACAGAAGATGCTTTTAAACTTTTAATCGGCATTAAAGGTTTAGGTGGGATATATACAAATCATGGTCAGAGTGCCGTCTTAGATCAGCTAGAAGAGGGCATAGCGAATAAGTGGCAAAGTATTACCCTAAAGAACTACGAAGCCTTTGGAAGACCACAGAAGGCTGATAAGGAACCTGTAACAGGTCATCCTGCTCAAAGACTTTGGAAAGATGGGGGATTCGTAGATTAATAACAACGAGGGATAACCACGAAAGTCATCTTGTCGTGGACAACCCTTGATCAACAAAAACAACTAACTAAACAAATGCCAACTAAAACAAAAACAACAGCAGCCGTGGTTATTACACCACCAGATTTTAGATATATATCTATCAATCTGAAAGGAACTGCTCCACTTGTAATCAATCGCTTTAGTCAAAAAGCAATGATTGAAATGAAAGCAACCCAAGAAGCAGGTAGCACATCACGCAGTAAAAAAGTTCGTGAAGCTAAAGACTTTGATGCTTTATATGAAGGTGCAAAGCATAAGTCTGCTGAAGGCTGGGAAGGTATTCATGCTGCTGCTTTTAGAAATGCTGCTATTAGTGCTTGTCGTGCAGTCGGATTTAAAATGACTCACGCAAAATTAGCTTTTTCTGTCATGCAAGATGGATGGGATGAAGTTGATGGCGCACCATTAGTAAAAATTCTTGACGGTGAAGCAGAGAAATGGGTTGCTCCTACTCGTAACGCTACTGGTGTTATTGATTTAAGAAGTAGACCTATGTATCGCAAATGGGGTGCAAAGTTAAACATCCGTTATGACGCTGGGATGTTGACTGAGGCCGATGTTGTCAATTTGATTGCAAGAGTTGGTATGCAAGTAGGGATTGGAGAAGGAAGACCTGACTCAAAACAATCTGCTGGACTAGGTTTCGGCTTATTTGAAATCGTTTAATGATGAATACTCAAATAACAACTGAACTGTTTCATTCTTATCCTTTTACAACAGCAGAAGCAGCGAAACTTTTAGGGGTTCGTCCTCAACACTTAGCAAGTTGGAGACATACTGGATTTTTTGAAGAGTTAACTCATTACATAAGATCTAGTTGGGATAACACATTTTTTTACTGGTGGAATGTAAAAGCTACTTCAGAAAGGCTATCAGCAGCCAATAATTCAGGTTTTTTACCTGGAACCAAGGAGTACTTTCTAATATTGAAGTACGGAGAGGACTACTATAATCCCCGTTAAAGACAAAGCAGGCACGGATTAGCAGGCGAGGATGCGAATGACAAGTAATGTCTGGGAGAGGACCAACTAGGAAAGGATAGCAGGCACGGAATGGCGGATGCAGATTGGCGGGGAGCGTCTGGGTCGGGCAGGGTTTGTGGTGGCAGGCAACGAGTGATGCGGATAGGAAGGTACGGGCTGGAGGGAGAGGAGCGATGCGGTGGCGAATGACAGGGACAGGTGGATGAGGCATGGCAGGCATGGAGGGGTGCGTTACGTCGGGGTTTCGAGAGGCCCAGCAGGCGAGGTGCGTCAAGACAGCGAGGAGCAAGTTAATGCAGGGAGAGTAGAGGTCAGGCAGGCAAGGAAAGTCGGGGCTGAGTTCGGGAAGGATGACACGGAGAGTAGGGGCACGGCAGGCGGCGAAAGGTGCGATCAGGAAAGGAAGGGACGGGTGGAGCTAGGACACGCAGGTTAGGCGTGTTGCGGATTGCAATGGAAGGGACTGAACATGGCAAGGCCCGTAGTTGAATGGAAAGGCAGGCATGGAACGAAGTGGAGGGATCCGGCACGGAGGGGACGGAAAGAGAAGGCACGGAAATGCAGGAGCGGCTAGGGCGTTCAGGCGTGGCACGATGCGGCATGGCAAGGTAACGCAGGCACGGTTTAATTTCAATTATTCATTTACTATTTTTCTTATGACTGACTATCAGTACAAAAAAACAGCCTTCGTTAGGCGTGGAGTGAAAGCTCAAACTGCTGGCGAAGAGCTACAAAGGATACAACAAGAACACGGAGAAATTACACCTCCTCTTGTTGTCGATGAAGCAAGACCTACAGAATCTCCTATCCATGAGGTTTTTGAATGGGATGATTATCTTGCAGCAGAACAACATCGCCAGCATCAAGCAAGGGTTTTAATCAAATCAATTGAAGTTGTAAAACCTGAAGGTGACACGGAACCTGTTTTTATTCACATCCAATCAGAGAAAGCTTATCTACCTACTAAAACTGTGATTCAAAATGCTGATTTATATCAAGCAGCAAGAGAAGCAGCAGAAAAAAGGCTAAGAGAAGCTACTCATTCTTTGAGACAACTTAAAATGATGGCAAAACATGACACAAAACCTAATGTTCAAACTGCTATTAACCTTGTTGAATCTGCACAAAATCAAATAGATGGAGCCGTTATTTAACAACCTTCGCTCTATTACTCTCAGGTTAAAGAAAGGGTTACATACACCTAACCCTTCTAACCCTGAGAAACCGATGTGGACTCTTGAGGATCTTGATGAGATTGCTGAAGGTTCTAAACGCAACATCGCACAAGCCAATAAGCACCTTGATATTTTTCCGAGAGGGTATCAAGGTGTGAGGTTTAAAAACTTAGCAAGAGAAAATCCTCCCTCTGAAATCAAAGAATCTGTAGAGGTCGTTGACCCTAAAGATTTCCCAACTAACTAAACCAATGAATCCTTTTGCAAAATGGATACACGTTCAAGCTTTAAAACGTAAAGATCCTTGGTCTTCTGTTTGGCTTGATCCTTTACCGATCTATCGGAAAGAACCTGATCATAAATATATATGGGAACCTACAAACGAAGCTCTCTTATATTCAACAACTCAGGTATGTAATAACAAAACACCAGAAGCTTTAGCCAATATTGAACGCTATCGTTATGGGCCTGATGGATGGGAGGCAAGAGGTAAAGCTGTTCATTATGGATTAGAGCAAAAGATGTTAGGTGATCCTGAACCTGAATTTGGAATATATAGTGAATGGATTGAACCATTGCTAAGTAATCCTTTTTGGAAAAACTTTGAACCTTGGTGCGTTGAATATATGCTCTGTAATCTTAAGAAGTCTGTTGGAGGTCAATTAGATCTTTTGGGTTATGACCATGAATCAAAAAGATTAATGTTGATTGACCTTAAATCTCAAAGCAAATCAGGCAGAACGTACTCTACTCACGCACAACTTGGAAGCTATGTAGAAGCACTACAAATACATCATGGATTAGAAGTTGATGTATGTAAAACAGTTTGGGCTAAACCTAATAAGACAACAATTGGTGATGATCAACCTGTTAATGAATGCTTAGATGAATGGCATAAAGCATGGAAAATATTTGAAGAAAAGCAGGAGATTCCTTTCTAATGAATGGCAAATATACAGTCTTAAAAATTAAGAATCATGAATGCAAAGAATGGTTTTTACATAAGCACTATGCAAAACGAATCCCTTCTATTTCTTATGCTTTTGGCTTATATGAAAACAATTTACTTCTTGGTGTTTGTTCTTACGGTAGACCAGTTGCTCATACATTAATCAAACACGCTTTTAACGGTCATTATCAAGATAATTTTCTTGAATTAAACAGATTAGTAGTTAATAATAATCTTCCAAAAAATTCATTAAGTTTCTTTGTTTCAAAAACATTAAAACAACTTCCTTCACCAGTTGTAGTAGTTAGTTATGCTGATACATCATTAAATCATCATGGATATATATATCAAGCTTGTAATTTTATATATACAGGATTATCTGCAAAACGTACTGATTACAAAATTAAAGGGATGGAACATTTACATAGTGCATCTGTAATGGATCATGCTGGTAGAGGATTAGAAAAAGGCAAAATTAATAAACTTAAAATAATTTATGGTGACAATTTATACTTAGAGGATAGGCCGAGAAAACATAGATATTTTTATTTGATTGGGACAAAAAAAGATAAAAAAGAAATGTTGAAAAATCTAGCTTATAAGGTTGAAGCTTATCCTAAAGGTGATAACAAGAGGTATGACGCTTCTTATGAAGCAAGTCCTCAAGGCGTTCTCTTTATTTAATGAATGAAATTTTTATTCCTGTAATAGGAATCCCTGCTCCTCAAGGAAGTAAAAGACACGTTGGGAATGGAATCATGATTGAAAATAGTAAACGTGTAAAACCTTGGAGACAGGATGTAAAAGAAGCAGCATTAAATCATTACGATGGAGAAATTATTGATCAAGCTGTAGAGATAGAAATTATATTTTTATTTGCTAGACCTAAAAGCCATTATGGAACAGGCAAGAATGCAAGAAAGTTGAAACCTTCTGCTCCTATATTTGTAACAAGTAAAGGAAAGGGTGATATTGAGAAGCTTGAAAGAGCTACTTATGATGCCTTATCTGAAAGTAGTGGAGGGAGTGTTATTAAAGATGATTCTTTGGTTGTTCAAAATAAAAACATGAAAAGGTATTGCGTAGAAGGAGAACACCAAGGAGCAAAAATAATAATAAGAACACTTCATTGACCATTCTAATCTAATAGGTTAGACTTTTAAAGTACAAACGCACGAACAATGCCAAACCAATCAAAAACC